TGACGTTTATTTCTGCACCGTTTGGCGGAGCTGCACCAAAAGTGACATCGTTGCCGCCGCCTGTGATGGTGTAAGTTGTGGGCGGTTGATAGACATAGCCCACAAAGACCACAATTTGATTTACATTTACAGCAGGGGTGCTAAGTGTATAGGTCAAAGTTGCGCCATTGCCGGTAAAAGTGTCTACCACAATGTTAGTGCCTACTTGCCTGAGTTCTACAAAACTGTTACCGTTGAAATACTCCAAGGCGCCAAGATTTGTATTGTATCTAAATGCGCCGTAGACCGGATTGGTAGGGCGATTAGCCGAACTACCGGTTGGTACTACCACAGCAGTTGACCCTGTGGGTATTTTGCGATTTTTAAGAAACTTGCCCATTAGATCGATATGTAACTGACAGTACTGGTAACTACGTTGGCAGTATTGGCCGCTGCTACCAGTTTATCGCTAGTGTCAAAGATTAACTTTTCTGTGTCAATCACATAGGTTTCTTTGCCGGTCAGCAATAGTTCATTGTAGATCATGTTACCAACGTACCCGCTGGTAGTGTCATCGTTGTCTACCGCATACACAGTGACTTTTACATCAGCATTGCTGGTATTACACAAATAACACACTGTGATAGCCTGCTGTGCAGACGCAGTAAAAATGTCTGTGTTTGTTGAATCAATGGTAGCATTTACTATAGCCATTTCACATCCTTAAAATATAATACTGAATACAATTGCTTTGGTCTTACTGCATACTTCGTCGTCAACTCCAGCGGTCTTGGCATATACCCCGGTACCTCCGCTGCCTACACCTTTGTGATAGATTGCCACCGAGTTGGCCACAGCTGACGCTGTGTTGCCAATATTACCAAGCACTTCGGTGCCTTGCAAGGTGAGCACATTGCCCACACGTTCAAAGGTAAAGGCAGCAGTGCCATCAAAGTTGCCATTCTTACTGAACTGTACGCTGGTGTTTATGCCTCCAGCATTGGGTATGTTACCCAGCACTGCGATATTTTCATAAGGCTGTATTGCCACGCCTTGTTTGTCTGTGGCCACACTGATCTGCCAACGGTTACCGGTAGTGTAGTATCTTAGTGCTGCCCAATCACTGTTGGTTTTTTGAGCAATCATGCCCAGGTTGCTGTACATGCCGGTGTTGTTTGCACCTAACAAGAAAAACGGATCGCTGATTTCCAGTTCTTGGCTGTTAATGTAGGTAACATTACCAATTACATCTAGGTTGCCGTCAATGGTTACTACCTGTGTTTCAATCAAAACACGATCGTTGCTGTTTATTGTGCTAATGACGTAATCGCCGTCAACTCTTTTGTATGTGGTCATAAGTCAGCCCTATGGTTTATTTATTACGTCCAGAAAAGCTGACATAGGCAAAGTTGACATGTTTTTCTGCCCGCTAAATTCGGGTATTGTGGCTGTGGTGTCCCCAAACACACGTATGAACTCTGTGTCAGGAAACGCTCTGGCCACATGTAGTATCTGCTTGACCCAGTTGCCGGTGAAAGTGGGATTGTCTATGCTTTTCTTGTAGAATTCTGTGTCTGCGTAGACATTGTTAAAACGCCCGTTACTGCTAGGACCCATGTCAAAGCCAAGCATGTAGACTCGTTGAAAGCCATCCTGCGCTGCTATGGCCGTGGCTATAGGACCGCTACTGAAGCCATAATATTCTTTGGGCACTACCAGTGCGCCTAGATCTGGCATAGGCTTTCTAGTATAGAATCTGTTATTTCTAGCGTAGCCGGTGTGTTGAATTTCTGTACTGATTGGTCTGTCAGTGGCCACTAACACTGTAGGTGTAAAATCTCTGTACAGTGCATTACAGCCATAGACCGGTCCACGAGTGATAAGACTGGGTAAATTTAGACTGCGTCTGCTTTGACCGTTGCCTAATACAAATGCTTGATTCATAAAAAATCCTCCCAGTATGTAGCTGAGAGGATTTTTGCCAGACTAAAAACTTTAGGTATAAAGTTCAACAATAGCCGGTGTGATTGTAGTCTGTGCTGTACCAGACTTGATCGGCGCACCTTCGTCGCTGAAGAAGTTGGCTAACAGACGTTCATCGTTGACCACGCTGGTTGCTGCGTAGTCGTTACCACCTGCCCAGTTCAACAAGAACTTGTTGGTCAATTTGCTGATATAAGTCAAGCTACTAGCATCATCGCTGTAACCAATGCTCATGAAACCAGCAGCCGGACTAGCATCATTGTCAAGAACACAGATGCCAACTTCCTGCATGGTACCAGTGGTGCCTCCAGCTGAAGCTGCGGTCACTGTGAAGATTGTACCTACTGCCGCACTTGAAGGTGCTCCCATAGCTGCCCAGTTGGTGTTACCTAGAGCTACAATTTTAGCTGCTACACCAACCACTGCATTGGCAGGATCCATTGGAGTGCGAGTAGCTACCAGAAACTTATGTGCGCCTTTTTGACGCAGAATAAATCCTTGTGCATCGCCGGTATAACTGTTCGCAATGTTTACCTGTACCTGTACGATTGGATTTGTTGCGCTGGCCGCGGTTGCATCGCTACCACCAACAACTCCATAGTACTGTGTAGTATTAAAAGTTGCAGGATATACTGCTGCTTCTAAACTGCCAAAGTTTGGATACGCTACATCTACTAAAGTAGTATTTTCAATTTGATACTTAGATATTTTGAGAGGACGTCCCATGTTGTTTTCTCCTTAAAGAAGTCCAATGTGGGTTCTAGCCACTACGCGGTTGGTGTACCGCATAAGCCGCACTGTGCGGACAAATTATTTATGGTTACGGGTTGGTTTGCCAGCTCTTGTAGTAGTCATAGGCCCAAATTGGACTGGCCACGGTGTTACTTACATATAGGCCGTTGGTGTTGCGAGTTGCGGTGCGCTCTACGATTCTACACCAAAACTCGTGTGTGGTAAATGTGTCAATGGCGCCGCCCTCGACCTGGTCGCCTTGTATGATAAAAGTATGATAAGGCGTGTACCAGGTACCAGCCTTGGTTCGATCGCCTTGATCGGTCAAAGTATAACTGTTGTATAGAACACCTTGACTGGTGTTACTGGCTGTGTTGATTGTGCGACGTATCTGCCAACGGCCAACCAATTTGATTTGACATTTGCTTGCCGGGTAGGTTATGTGAGTGTCAGGATCGGTATAGCTAGTCAGTGCGTTGCCTATAACCGGAATAGTCCAGTTAGTGGCTCTTAGATGTAATTCGCCACTGTTGGCATTGAAAGCATTGGCCAAAGTTACACCAAAAGTAATACCATCTACGTATGCCGGCGGTTCAAACATCCAGGTTCCCTGATCTTCAATGTTCAAGCCTGTGGAAACAGTGAGTGCCGCTGATCCGGTAAATGGTGTAATAAAAGTGGCCATACTGTATTTAAGTGCTAGTGCCCGCTACAGTGTTCCATTGTGTAGCGCCGTATACCTGCAGGCCTGTGCCTTGAACATAGACCAACATGCCAGGTGTTGGACTAGATACAGCCGCATCTCTAGCTATGGTATCAGCATAGGATGGCAATTGTAAAGCCGCTGCGCCACCAGACGAAATCAAAGTTAATTCTCCAGCATTGTTTCCTATGTACAGTGGAGGCGGATCTTGTGTCAGGTCTACTACCAATTCTCCAGGTCTGGCATTGCCATTGTACACAGCCAAGGTTATTTGACTGTTGTCTTTCATGGCTGCTCGACTGATACCTGTTATGTTTTCGTATGGTGGAGGAGGATTTGACATAATGCAATATTTAGTGCCCAACAAAAAAGCCCCTTGCGGGGCTTTGTTATGCAGCGTCTACAAACTTTTTAAGTTCTTCTGCCTTGCTGATAATATCCGTGGTACTTGGAAAATCAGGAAAGGTTGGATACGAAAGAGTGCCACGGTTAGCATCAGTCAGCTTGGCGTGAAATTCATCACTCAAAGCACTGCGCTTTTGGTAGATTGGCTCGTAGAGTGAATCTTTGGCCAATTTGAGAAGTTCGAGACGGATCTCGTATGGTGTTTTGCTCATGATAACCTCCTTGTGTGTATGTGTGTAAATGCTACACGAGCAAGTTTACTTATCTAGATTTACATTGCCCAACAAAAAAGCACCCGAAGGTGCTTTTTTGATTTTCATACAATCTACGCAGTAGATTAGCTGAACGACAGGTTCGATACAGCGATCTCACCAACGTAGTCACCGGCGTTACCAAACGACGATGCAGTGTTGGTCAGTTCAATGTAACCATAACGTGTCATAAAGCTGACTACTGGTTCGAATGTTGATGGATCCAGCACAACACCAGAGCTCATCAGCGGGATGTATGGGCAGTAGAACGCTGCTGCATCTGCCTCGCTGGAACCCTTGTAACCAACGAGCACCGAGGTGCTGTCGCTAGCATAGCTGTCGCAGAACACACGCATTGCGCCATTCAGTGTACCAACAAACTTGGTGTTAGTTGGTGCTTCGAATGTGCCTTCTGTGGTACGTGCGAAAGCCGAAGTTGTTGCACTCTGTAATACTGTCAGAGATGCTGGACTTACAACTGCCCAGTTACCAGCGCCACGACGTGTACGCTGAGCAATCAGGTTAGCAACACGGTTGATCAGAACAGCTAGAGCAGCGTGTTCGTCACCAACGAATGTAGCAGTACCTGAAACGGTAGCTTGGTTATAAGTGAATTCTGTTGCTGCTAGGCTACGCAGGCTTAACAGGATTTCTTGGTCAATTTCAGCAGTGATTTCTTGAGCCAAAGCTGCCATGATTTCGGCTTCTACGTCGATACCATGCATTGCTTGTGCGTCTTGAGCTGCTTCAAAAGTCCAGCGAGCCTGTAGCTTACGTGTCTTAGCTTCAACAGCCTGCTTCAGGATCTGAACGGAAATTTGACGTCCGCCAGTACCTTCTAGCACAGCGGTATTAGCACCGGTGTAATAGTTTTGGTTAGCTGTACCAACACCTGACGAGTATGCCTGGGCGATCTTGAATGGGCTCAGTGCTTCTTCGCCAGCAACAACGCTGGTAGCAGCAGCCGATGTATCATTCAGTGCGCTTGCATAACGTACACGCAGAGTGTGGATCTGACCAACAGGACCAGTCATAGGCTGAACACCTACTAACTCGTTAGCAATAACTGTTGGCATTACACGTCGAATAACTGGCAGGATAACACGATTCAAAGAAGCGATGTTACCGTGTGCAGTTGAACCAGCGGTTGCTGTTTCAGCCAGATACTTACGTGTGTTTTCAAGCAAGACCTGCATGGTAGACCGGCGCGAGCCCTTTAGACCTTCCAACAGGGCTTCTTTGGTCTCGTTCCACCGATTTTCAAGTAGTTCTTGTGACATTGAAGTCTCCTTACAATTTATTAAAGCCCTGCAAGGCGTTTGATTTCGATCACGTTAGATTCGCGATCATCTTCAATAACAGCCCGTGCAGATTTATCACCGGTTACTGCGGAAACAGACTCATTGATCACTT